GCAACAGGAATACTAGAACAAGTTCAAGTTGGAAGAGGACTAACAGACTTCATTATCAAAGCAGATGAAGAATTAAACACTCCAGATGTTATTGATAGAAATGAATTCAGAGCAAGAATTGGTGTTCAACCAACTAGAGCAGTAGAATTTATGTTCCTTGAATTTAGTATTCATAGAACTGGCAGCTTTGATGGAGTTGCCGAGAGCTTCTGATTAAAATACAAGGGTAATACAATAGGAGAATTAACATGATTGATATGGGTATTGGCAGATTAGGAGGCTCAGGTGTCCTTCATAAAAGAAAGTTTAGATGGACATTTGAAGTATTCAAACAAAATGACGGAGGCGCTCAAGGCGAACAACTAGTTCCAGAGCATTTCGTCAAAACAGCCGCAAGACCAAATATTTCCATTGAAGAAACAGAAATTCATTATCTAAATGGAAAGACCTATATTCCTGGAAAGGGAACATGGGAAACCATCACTGTTACTTACTATGACGTAGCGGTAACAGGAGGAACAGGAAATGAAGGTCTATGGACTTGGCTAGCCAACGTATATGACTACACAAAACCAGTTACACTAAAACAAAATAGTATCAGAAGAGGGTATGCTGGTGTCGGTAGTCTAAAGATGTACGATGGTTGCGGAATTCCACTAGAACAATGGACTTTAGGCGATTGCTGGCCTCAATCTGTAAACTTTGGAGAACTGGATTATTCTTCTTCAGAAGAATGCACCGTAGAAGTAACATTGAGATATGCAAATGTTGCCTACGCTTCTTTGGCACAAAACTGCGTCAAGGAACCATCTCCAAGTTGCATCACTTGCTGATAAGATTGTTTTTGAAATTATTAAAAAACAAGAGGGTTATTTTATAGCCCTCTTGTTATATTTAATATATATAATAAAGAGGTACTATGGCCACAACAATGGGTTTTGATTTTGGTTTAGAATCACCTAATTTATGCTTAAAAAGAAAATTTAGATGGTTATTTAAAGTTCAGGATGTTTCTGCCCAAGGCACAAACGCACTGCCGCCAGAAAAAGGAGCAAGGCCTAGTCTTAGTTTTAAAGAAATTGAAGTTCAACACTTAAATGAAATAATTTATTACCCATCAAAACCAGATTGGAAACCAGTAACCTTAACATTATACGATTTACAAAAAAATGAAAATCCAGTTTTTAAATGGTTAAAGGAAAAATATGATCCAAAGGAAGGAACTTGGAAAGTAGGACAGCAATTTAAAAAACCAGTTGCAACTTTAGAAATGTACGATGGTTGCGGAAATATTCAAGAATCTTGGACGTTTGAAAATGTTTGGCCCAATAACATAGAATGGGGCGAATTAGATATGGCTGATAGTAGCTATGTGGTCGTAGAATTAACTTTGAGATACGATAGGGCCTATATTAATGAAAACCCAAATCCAGCAGCACTAGGCTAATTAGCAAGTATCTTGCTTCTAATAAACGCCATAACCTTATTATCCACGTTACACCAGCCATCGCCATAATATGTGAATATTTCTTCATTTTCAATAATATCTCTTATAAACTCAAAATAAACGTTCTTGCCATCATTTTTTATAGTGGCATTAAAATTTTGAGGATCTTGATTTATCATTCCTGCATAACTAACAGGCATAATACAATAATTTTCATCTTCTGGGTCTGCAAATTTATAATTTCTTGCATAACCTGTGCAGATATTGAGGTCTGAATTGAGTTTGATTCTTATGCCAAAAACATATAACTTTTCGCCTTTTTCTATTGTTTTTTTAGCAAAAAGACCAAAACCTGCTTTTGGAATTGTGGATGGAGATATATAAAATCTATTATCTTCTTTGTGATCAATATCTAATTTTATATCATTCATTCTAATTCATTTTTTAATAAATTCTTCATCTGCAACAGTTTATCTTCTAATTGCCTAGTTTTTAGTTTTAGTTTTCTACACGCGCCACTTTTATTAAGTCTACCTTTTTTTGTATAAACTTTATTTTCATTTTCTAATAAAACTTGAACAATATCTCCAAAACCATTTTTTATAAGTTTATCAATAAGTTCTTGTCTTTCCATGTCATTTATAAATTCACTCATGTAATTAAATATAGTGTATTGATTAAAATAAATCAATATATATTTTTATATTTTATCTTTGATTTTCTATAAAAATTTCTTTTCCATTTTTAATAATATGTTGATTATTAAAAAATTGAATATATTTAAGATATTTCTTCTTTAATTCATTGTAATTTCTAGCAGATCTATAGAGTTGTCTAAAATGATTTAGTATACATGTTGTCATATAATTAAAAGCTTTGCCTTTTCTAGGGTCAAATCTATTAATTTTTTCAAAACAAATCATTATGCCTTCTTGTATGGCATCATCCTCATCAATTAATTGAAATTTAGCATATCTAACTATATTTTCGGAAAGAGTAAAAAATGCGATTGCCAACTTTTTTTTACTATCTTCATGTTCTTGACAAATTTCTTTATGACTTGCTTGTTTATTTAGTAAATCATCTTTATTAGAAACTGTGTTTAAATTTTTATCACTCTTTGTAGAAATGGTGTGATTAATGTCTTCTATTAATATTTCTAATCTACTTTTTTCTTTCTCAGAATTTTGAAACTGACATATAATTTTTTCAAAAAATTTATTATTCAAATATTCACTGCTCATTAATCTCCTTTTGCCAAAGATCTATTCTTTCTAAAGCGTGTTTTTTAGCATCCTCAAACCATTCGAGAGCTTGCTTATAATATTCTGGGCTGTAGAGTAAACCAGAAGTTATACTTCTACAATGATCAATGTTTTGATCTGTATTTCTTTCAAAATTTGATTCTGTTCCTACAATTTTTGTGGGTATTTTATATTGTCTAAGGATAACGTTCCCCAGTATTTCTGTGTCTGGCCAATTGGGCCTCATTGGATTAGGCTTATAGTCTGGCATGTTGTATAGGGAAGCTAGTCTTCTCATGCTCCAACCAAAACCAATTTTATCTAAAGTTCGTAAATAATACATAGATGCTGTGTGCGATATCATTCCTTTCCAATCACTATGCTGTCTTGGACTCATTTCATATCCAACAACTGGAACTTTGTCCGGATTTACAATATGGTCGCCACACATAGACATAATATCTTCTATGTAATTTCTTCGCATCAAAAAAACGTCGGAATGAGTGGCATATAAATATTCTGTTCTGCATAGAGATTGAGCTAGATCCATAGCATGGCAAACAAAGTCTGACGGATGGTGAACTCCATTAATTCTTAAAGAATGAACTTCTAAATCTTCATCTCTTAATTTTTGTATTTTATCTAAATTCTCTTCTGTGGATCCTGTGTCTATCACAATAATGTAAGGTTTTATAGTTTGCAATCTTAATAAATCTATACAAATTCTTAAGCAATCATATGTGTCCATAACCGGAATAGCTGCTGTGACCTCGTATTCCCAAGGCTTTTTATTACAAGAGCCTTCCCAAGGTTTTGTTACTGTTGGTGCGTTTCTTATGGGTGCTATATTTTTCAATTTATTTTTTCCTTATAACTAAATTAAAATAGTATGAATAATTGGGAAAAATGCATTAAAGCTTTATTGCTTATAATAGAAAATCCAGTTGCAGAAAAAGGATATAAAGACTTAATTAATTATTACGAAAATAATAAAATGCACAATCAATCAAAAATTATTAAAGAATTAATTAATACAAAATTCAAAAATGACAACGATACAAATAATAACTAAAAATAATGAAAAAACTATAAAAGATACCTTAGAATCAATAAAACAAATTAATTGTGAAAAAATCATAATAGATCTAGGAAGCAAAGATGAAACATTAAAAATTTGTTCACAATATGATGTGCTAATAGCAAACACATCCGAACATGATTTATCAAAAATTAGAAATGAATTCTCAAAAGAAATAAATTTTTATATAAATCCATGGGAGGTTCTAATACAGGGTCATGAAAAAATAAATTCAATAAAGGAAACTTGTAAAGTTTATATTTTTCAAAATGACATAATCACAAAAGACATAAGAATATGGACAAAAGATGAAATTTTTATAAATCCAATATACGAAACAATTATTAATAAAAATGCAATTATAGACAACGAAATTATAATATCGTCAAAAGGAAATCCCGAGGACTCAGAAAAAATAAAAGTTTTAGAAAAATGGAAATCTCAAAAGCCATTTGATTCTAACATATACTATTATCTTGCTTTTTATTATTTATCAAAAAGAGATTACAAAAAATTTTTCAATTATTCTCAAGAATATTATCTAAGAGAAAAAGAAATTGATACTTCTTACATAATGATGAGATACTACTCTTCTCAAATAAATTTACATTTAGGAAATATACAAAGATCAATAGAAGATTGTCTGATTTGTTTGGCCATTAAGCCAGAAATGTCCGAGTATTGGTGTTTGCTTGGAGACATATATTACAGACAAAACCAATACAAAAAATCAAAAGAATTTTATAAAAACGCAATATTAGTTGGCAAAAACAGAAAAACCAACGATGATTATCCGATAGAAATCAAAAAGTATAAAGAATATCCTGATAGGATGGTAGAAAATATTGAAAAAATAATTGATAATACGTCGTTATACTAAAAAACCATATCAAGTTCATTGACTATAACGGTAACTTGGTCTAGATATCTTGCCATATCTAATTGCTTTCTTCCAGGACCCAGTTTTCTTAATTGTTTTTCTAATTCATCTATATGGCAATTTATAACAGTCCACTTATTTTCAGATAATTTTTGAAGTTCTTCATCTGGATTGGGTGCTTCTGAGTTAGGATAATATTTTTCTAGTTGTTCTTTGCAATTTTTTAGTATTTTTCTATACAAAGGAACGTTGCAAGGACATCCCGGATTACTTAAAAAAGATTCAACTTCTTTTTCTAAAT